GGGCGCGGCAGGAGGCTGACCAATAGCATTCTGCACGAAATCACGCGCAGGCGGCGGTAATTGCGCAGGAGCAGCCGGAGGCTGACCATACGCAGGAGCAGCCGGAGGCTGACCATACGCAGGAGCAGCCGGAGGCTGACCATACGCAGGTTGCGCCGGTGGAGCGCCGTAAGCGGGCTGTGCCGGAGCCGCGCCGGGAGCCATTGCGGTCGGCAACGGTGCATTACCCATAACAGGGGTAGCCGACATTCCGGCGAATTGCTGCGCTTGGAAGCCTTGGAACAGTTCATCCGGGTCTTGACCAGCCGATACGATTTCCTGCCCGTAGCCGATGAGCACGATGCCGTTGGGGTTGACATAGAGGCCCGGAGTATTGGGGCTTACAGCACCGTTGTATTTCACGGTGATGTTTACAGCTACATAGTCGCCGCACTTGATTTCATTTTCGGCAAGCTGGCGATAGGAACCGTTTTCCTTTTTATAAACCTGCGGCGCAAATCCTTCCGTGCTAATTGTGAGCACGCAATGACCGCCGTAGCCTTCACGTTGATTGAACGGATTGCCTTTGGAATCGACACCATCGCCATCTTTGTACTTGTAGGAGAAATTCTGCGGGATGCCGTTCGGAAATGCAGCGCGCGCTTCATTATAAAGCTGCGGCCATACTTGTTGGCTGAATGTGTTTTTATCGATAGCAACACCGAACACATACTGTTGCACCTGCTGACCATCTTTGATGATCGGCTGTTTCGTGCGAACGTCTTTTTTCACACGAGGTTTGGAGGGATGACCGAAGACAATCCGACCTTGGATAATAAATTGTTGTGGCATTCTATGCTCCTTTGGTTGAGTTTAAGTTACCGAACATCTTTTTCACTGCCTGATCCGCATTGACGCGAACCAGCTTAGAACCTTTTTCACGCCTTTCAGACAGTGAATTTATCACTTCTTCCGAAAGACCTTTTTTGATCGCCTGAGTGGGGGTGATCAGTTCTTTTTTGCTCAAATCCATACCCGTGAGCATCGGTGCAGTTTCGACAGTGATACCTGTTTTCCACTGACGATTTGTGAGTTCTGTTTCACGCGCATAACCTGGAACAATAGCGCCAGCTTTGATGCGATGCAGCGCTTTTTCGCTGTATGCTTTCTTGCTCTGTTCAAGTGTTTTGATCGCGCGGTCGAAATTATCCAGCAACCAGCCGATAGTCGCATCATCGACATCTGCAACATAAGGCGTTTCTGAAACGTCGATCGCGTTCATGGATGCCTTTAATGCGGCAGGGCAGCTTGCCAGCGCAGGGCATTTGCGGCAATGCTCGGACGTGCGGAGTTCGTCTTTAGGGTTGGTGAGTGTTGTAGCTAATTGTTGCCAAAGTTCTATTAATTCATCGCGCGTATAATGATATTGGCGAATTTTACCTTCAGGATGATGCGGGCGCGGCTGGAAAATGCGCAGCACAATTCCGTTTTCGAGCGGCGCATGTGAATTTTGAAATATCCACGCAAGAGCGTGACTGATGAGCGTCCAGTTACCTTTCGGCTCTACAATGCCCCAGCCGTATTTGAAATCGCTCACATAGAGCGTGCTGCCGCCTTTTTCATATTTTGTTTCGTATTCGATATGATCGGCGCGACCACGAATATTATATGTTCTCTCGTCGCTGTAAGAGGTGTCGCATTCGACTTTACCTTTACCCATTATCGCATCGAGATAAGGCGTGGCATGCTCCACCATCTCATCGGTAATGAATACTCCGTTGAAAGCCTTACGATCCACCAGCTCATCCGGTGTATGCTTTCCACTGTGTACTTGCTCTACTAACCAGTGGGCTGCGTTACCTTCATCCCGATCCGTGTCATCGACATTGAATGGCGCATTGTGCGGCATATTGCGATAACCGTTGCAGGTCATGAAACGTGGTAGATCGTCGGCTTTCAACGTGAGCATATCGCTTACTTTCCGTCTGATGCGATCAAAGCGAACGCATCTGCGATCATGTCCGGGCGACCGGCGATGTCGTTAATGCTCGTTACCTGCACGCTGAAACGCTGCGACAGGCGAGAGGTGAGCGAGTTGATGTAATTCGCATCAGCAGTGTTGGATTGGAACATCTGCTGAATTTTGTTGAACAGATCGGTGATCGTCTGACCACCAACCTGCGCCGGTTGCGAATGTTGCGCGGGTGCTGCCGGGGGTGCATAAGCAGGCTGCGCAGGCGGCATGGGCGGCGGTGTATATGCCGGAACAGCCGGGGGCAGTGCGCCTGCCGTGCTGGCTAAGAACGGAGGTAGTTCGTTTGCTGGCATGGGGGGGATTGCCGGCGCAGACGGTTGAGTGAGATGCGCATTTGCAGATGCAAATCCGGGTTGAATTGCTGCGGCTGCGACATTGCCGCCCCGTGCGCGTAATTCTGCGACGACTTGGTTGAAAAAAGATTCGTCAACATTCTTCCGACGCACCCAAGAACCGTTAGCAGTCGTTTTTTTACTCGATGAGTGAATCCGTTCGTCCCAGGGCAAACCGTTTGAATCGACACCTGCCGGTGCTTCAACGGGAAGATTCCCCACAGTTGCGGCTGGCGACACAGGTGCAGTCGGAGCAGCGGGCAAAATCGGAAGTGAAGGGGTGGCGGTCACGGTCGCTTGACCGGTGATCTTATCTAAGATGCTGTACGCCTCATCGACAGAAACATCTTTAATGGTGATGTCAATTTTCATTATATTAAATCTCCTAGTGTGGTTGATGAAGTTAGGAATTACATCATTACATTTATTCTTGACATCGTGCAAGTGGAATTTTACCCTTTCGTAAAATAATAAGGAGCACTTATGCGATTTGAGATTAAATGTAGTACATTCGCCCGACTCGCCTCAATTTGTAATTTTTTTGAACCGTCAACACCGCAGGAATTAAAGGATCAGATCAATACTGTTCGACTCGAAAAAGTGAATGGAAAAACCATTGCGATTGCTACAAATCAGAAAATCGCCGCTATAGAAATGCTGCCTCAATATGAACCTGGCGAACACGGAAAAGTTATCCATGTCGTCCTTGATCCCGCAATTATTGCTCAATGTAAAATGGAAGCGTTTTTGGACGGTTCCCTTATCATAGATGCCATACCTGAAATTGCAACAGCAATGGCTCGCACGACTTCCGGCTGGTCACATCAGGGAAACGCGTGCCATTGGTTTGCCGATACAGTGCTTAATGATTGGCGAAAATGGGCATCGGATAACGTTTCAAAATCCAAAGGTATAATGTCTTGGAATCTCGCGCATGTGCAGGCTTTGTTTGAAGCATCTCCCAGCGGCAAAGTTTATTTTCCGCGCCATATCGATATTTCAGAAGCAATCGTGCTTCGTGATCAATTAAATCCTAATTGGGTGGGATTGTTCAGAGCAAAACTTTCAAACACCGAAGCGCAAGAAGAACCGGCTGAATTGCCAGATTGGTGGGGTTGATGTTCAAAGATTACTTAGGTGACGGTGTATACGCAGATGTAGACGGTGATTCGATTGTGTTGACCACCGAAAACGGCATATCTGTAAATAATCGCATATATCTTGATCCTGATGTTGTTGCAGCACTCGAAAGATATATAGCAAGAGTAAGGGAAGAAAAATGAACCCGCGCAATTGTAATATCAAACACGATCCTCCGAATTCATACGGCGATTGCATCCGTGCATGTGTTGCTACGATGTTGAATCGTGATGATGTACCGCATGTATTCGATGGGCGACCTTATCTCGATGCTTGGCGCTCTCTGCGTGATTGGCTTTCGCTGATCGGTAAAACAATAGCGGTCTTTCCTACGACAGATCACAAAGAGTTTATGAAAGAGAATAACCCAGGCGTTCCGTACATCATGCTTTACGGCGCTGGGCGCGGCGATCATGCTGCAATTTTTCGTGACGGGGAGAAAATTCACGATCCGGCATGGTATCGTTCGGGTGAAGTGAATCCACACAGCCTTGGTTTTTACATCATCTGTATTGTGGGGGAGAGAATATGAGCAAAACGGTGAGCGAAGGATTCCGCAGCACTCTGAGGGTTTCCTATCAGAAACAGTGTCAATGTATCGAGCAAATAAATCGCTGCTACAAAGGCAAAGACGTGCTTCTCAAGCACGGCAAATACAAGGGTCGGATTGCGCAGATTCAAAATTATTATTTCGATCACGGGAAGGAATATCTGCACGTTTTCATTTATCGCTTGGATAACCGCGAAGGTTTTAAGGGTCGTGAAAAATTCATAGACGATCACGCGCGCGAGTTCATCGAATTTACAGATTGCGAGTTTTTATGAGATCATACATTCGACTAAAAGGCGGATCGCGCGATGGTGAAACGGTGTGGGGCGATCCACGCCCAGGTTTCATCAAACTGGCAAAACGCATCGATTCGGCCAATTTCGACCCTTCAATTGTCATTGCTGAAAATACAGCCGTCGAAGTAGAAACCTACATCACAAGCGAAGTGTGGGAAGGAAAACACTTCTCTGACTGGCAAGGCGTATATCAAAAATGACCGAACATCTTGAACGCCGCGACTACCAGATCAGGCTGAAGGAACAGACCTACGGCGCTTGGCAGCAAGGGAAGAAGAACGTACTCAACGTGCTCCCCACTGGCGGCGGCAAGAGTCACATCATGTCAGACATCGTGCTCGATGGCGCGCAATTTGGATATACACAGTGCGTTATTGCGCATCGTAATGAACTGGTATCTCAGATGTCAGCGCATATAGGACGGCGCGCCGTCCCACATCGCATTGTTGGTTCAGAATCGACCATCTCACTCATTCGTCGTCAGCATCGCGCATTGTTCAACGGCGAGCAATTCGTTCATCCGACTGCGCGCACTTCTGTTATCGGCGTAGATACTTTGATCGCCAGGAAAGATGATCTGAAAAATTGGGCGCATCAGCACGATCGCTGGATGGTGGATGAGGCGCACCATCTTTTACGAGAAAATAAATGGGGTAAGGCTGTTGCGCTGATGCCTAACGCGCTTGGTTCCGGCTTTACTGCTACACCTTGCCGCGCCGATGGTAAAGGCTTGGGGCGCGAATATGAAGGCGTATTCGATGTGATGAATATCGGCCCGTCAATGCGCGAACTCATCATGCGCGGCTATTTATGCGATTATGAAATCGTCTGTCCCAAATCAGATTTGCAAGTTGGCGATGATGAGGTAGGTGCATCGGGGGATTGGTCGAATAAAACACTGCGCACGGCTGCTAAAAAATCTCACATCGTCGGTGACGTTGTAGAGAATTATTGCAGATACGCATTCGGTCGGCGCGCAATTGTTTTTGCTACGGACGTTGAAACAGCCGGTGAGATTGCCACCAAATTCAACCAGTACAATATTCGCGCTGCTGCATTGTCGGCTGAAACGCCAGTGGCCGTGCGTGAGAAATTCATCGAAGAATTTAAAAACGGCAAGCTGCTCGTTCTAATCAACGTCGATCTTTTCGATGAAGGTTTCGACGTGCCTGCTTGTGATGTGATCATCATGGCGCGTCCTACCGCATCGCTCGGAAAATATAGGCAGATGGTCGGGCGTGCTCTGCGTTTTGCGCCGGGTAAAGTGGCGCTGATTATCGATATGGTGTCGAATGTCATACGTCACAAACTGCCTGACATCAATACGCTTTGGACGCTGGCGCGCAGGGAGAAACGCGCCAAGGGGATCAAAGACCCGGATGAAATACCGCTGACGGTCTGCGCAACGTGCTGCAAGCCGTATGAACGCTTCAGGGTAGTGTGTCCCTACTGCGGCGCGCAAAAGCCTCTCCCTGAGCCTCGTATGCGGTCTGTCGAGATGGTAGAGGGTGATCTGATCCTGCTCGATCGCGCCATGCTGGAAAAAATGCGACAAGCATCTTCTGTGGAAAGTATAGGAAGTGTTGCAGAACGTGTATTGCATGCAGCAGGGCCAATCGCTGCGCAAGCTGCGTCAAAACGACAAAGAGAAAAGATCATTGCGCATGAAGAATTAAGAGAAACTTTGGCGCAATGGGCTGGTATCGAACGCGCGCGTGGATTTACTGATCGTGAGATACAACGAAAATTCTTTTTCATAACAGGCATGGATGTTCTCACTGCGCTTGACGCAACCCGTCCAGCTTCGGAGATGAATAGTTTAAATATGACTATTCAATCTTGGTGGAGGAAATAGTATGGCAAATGAAGCAAAGGAATTAACAGAAGAAGATGTTCAGAACATTCGACATTCAGGCGGTCTTAAAAGACGAGAGAAATACGCTGTAGGCGGCGTAGGTGGTTTAAGACTTTTTGTTACTCATCAAAATATAAAAAGTTGGGGAGTAAGAATAAAAAGGATAAATGCGCCTGATAAGGAAATATATTTAGGTAAATACCCTGAAATATCTCTCACTCTTGCCAGGAAACTTGCAATAATAGAGAAAGAAAAAACACAAAGCGATTCTAAAATTCCTAAAGAAGAATTGCAGGAAAAAATAACTGTTTCACCACCTGAAGACAGAAGCATTCTTGATAATGTTTTATTCAATAAAGTAGCAATTATTCAGAAATTCACTTGCACGCATGAAGCACTGCGAGAAATGCCAGATACAGTATTTGCTGATCTGGAAGAAGTATCTGAATGGTTCATCAAATATACATCTGTTCTAGTTGACGCTTTGGAACAAGTGCAGTGGCATCCGTTTGCTGAAGCACCGAGAACAGGAAGTCGATTTTGTTACTGTACCGATACTGGTTACGTTGGATTTGGAAAATTTATTAATGGTAAATTCATATCCGAAGGCGAGATTGAAGGCGTTCCGAAATATTATAAATACATACACTCAAAACAATCATTAGAAGGGGAGGAAGTATAATGCTACTTAGTTACAACCGACTTTGCGAACTGGTGTCGAAAAATGTGATCACAGGTGTCAGCAAAGATCAGATCAATGCGTCCAGCATTGACATCACGCTTGGTCGCAAGCTGCTCGTTGAAAACGTGGATAAAAACCGCGTAGTTTCCCTCCGTGATCGCAATCCGCTTCAGATGGAAGAAGTGATACTGGAAGACGATGTAACAATGGTGATGGCTCCCGGCCAATTCATCCTTGCGCAGTCTGAACAGGTGTTCAATCTTCCACCAAACATCAGCGCGGAATACAAGCTCAAATCCAGCATGGCGCGCATGGGATTGGAACATCTTACCGCCGGCTGGTGCGATGCAGGCTGGAATGGCAGCGTGCTTACGCTCGAACTGAAAAACATGACGCAAGCCCATTTCATTGCGTTGAATTATGGTGTGCCGATCGGCCAGGTAGTGTTCTTTGAGCACGACGAAGTGCCGCATGATCGCACCTATGCTTCGCGTGGTCGTTACAATGGTGACAAGGAAGTGAAAGGAATAAAGCCGTGAGCGCAACAGAAGATAAAATTGCCGAGTTTTTAAACAAAGGCGGAACCATTAAACGTATCGAATCTTCCTATCGAGATTTCAGGAAAAGGGAAACGATCGAGAAGAAACTCTGTCAGAAATGTAAGATCGAGCCAGCGTCTAAAAGATTCTCAGATGAAGACGGAAACAAATATCATTGGTGCGAGGATTGTTACGAACAATGAAAGAATCAGGCGTTACATCGCATATCAGGCTTGATGCAGCCAAACAGGGTGTATTATTGCTGCGAAACAATTCCGGCGCGTATAAGGACGAATACGGGCATTTCATACGCTATGGGCTGGGTTCCTTCATTCCTGAGAAGGATAAAAAAGCCTCGTCCGACTATATCGGCCCTACACCCGTTCTTATCACACCTGAGATGGTGGGTAAGGTTTTGGGTGTTTTTACAGCCGTTGAGATTAAACACGAAGATTGGAAGTTTTTACATTCCGACAAAAGAGCCTTGTATCAACAAAACTTCCATGATATGATAAAACAACACGGTGGATTTGCTGGTTTTGCCAGAAATGTATCGGAATTTAGAAGGATAATAGGGCGTGAAAAAGGGTGATGAATTAAGGAAAAAGATTCTCGATGTCGGCCTAAAGCTCTGGCCGCATGTAAAGACCTGCGAAATCGCCAACAGGCTTGGGATTTCGCATCCGAACGTGTCTTACTATTTCGGACGCGGTTTGAAAGATGCTGTTGCTCAACATGCGGTGGAAACAGGCGCAAGCCAAGTGATCGCGCAACTGATCCTGACCAAGCACAAAGCGGTTAAAAACATGACCGATTCAGATCGTCGCAAGCACATGAAAGCGGCTGTTGACTAAACCTCGTCAATGAATTTCACTTCGTATCCATAATGTTTTAAAATATCCAGTGCGAGCTTGATAAGCCAGGTTCGCACCGTTGTCGCGCGTCCGGTGGCAAGCAATGCGTTCACATGCTTTACTAAATCATCGTATTTTTGATCTTCGATTGCCATGTTATTATTTATACCATCTCTCGTAAGTTTGCGCCACTTTTTCTAATTCAGGATGCTTGTGAATCCATGAGCCGGTGTCAGGGTGAAATTCCGTGCGAAAAAAATAATCAAGTTCAGGTCGCCCGGTGTCAACGGAAGGGTCAATCTTCCTGCACTCCTCATCAAATTCACTATCGCTTATTATCGGGCGGTCTAAAAATTCGTAAGCGTAGGCTGCTACAGCCATCCTGATTCGACGGTGACGCTCAATCTCGACGCAAGTGCGATAATGGAACAGATTGGTCATTGTGTTTTACACTTTATTCTCTCGCCGGCGCACCACCACATCCAATCCTCTTGGGGTTTGGCGCAGCCGGTCAGCAATAAAATAATGAGAAGATATTTCATGGTGTCGGCACTTTCGCATGGCCTTTGCAGCATGGACACCAGCGGCGGGTGTCGGCACGATTTTTCAGCTTGCGCTCAAAGTTGCGATCCGCGCCGAGCCATATATACGCGACCTTAATTTTCGAGCCTGCCGTCAGCGCATGCCGCAGCAGTGGTGAGGAATTTTTTAATCCGCGAATATGCTGCGAGATACGCCGATTGGCGCGCCCTGGTGTATCGTCGGTGGTAAAGCCGATGTAATGTCGAGCGTGCTTATAAGGTGGGTATATATGCAGCAGATAGACGGTCATCAGTATTCCTTGGTCACATACTCTAGTTTGCGCTCGCCACAATCACATGCTTGATCGCCCATCGTGATAACGTGAACAATTTCTCCATCGACACCTTTGAAACACTTCGACGGCTTTTCTTCGGGTAGATCAACATCAATGTTTGTGATAGTGCATTCCATCTCAACGCCGCCTTCCAGCACGGCGCGAAAAACTGATCCGCCTTCGTGTCTGACCAACTTCACTTTCTTTCCGAGCACGCGCTTATAAGCCGTGCTGATGACAAATTCTTCGGTCAAAAGGTCGATCATCGCAGTAACTTCTCCTTCCATTCCGGCAAATTGTCACTTATCAGCCCCATCGTTTCAATCTGATAAGGCTCACCGTTGCGAACAAACGTGAAAGTATTCACGCGCCCGTTGCGTTCAATGCCGATCAGCACGGCTTGTTGCTTCAGCGCTTCGAGTGAGTTCAGCAGGTCTGCCGCCGTGCTCTGCATTGCTTCGTATTTCTTTTTACTGATCCACATGGCGTTAGTGCTCCTTTTTAAAAATCTTTACCACATGTAAAAAATGCGTGTCAAGCGAATTTATGCGTTGACAGGCGAAATTAGGCAAGTATTAAATTGCAATATTAAAAATAGGCGAGGATATAAAGATTTCATCATGGAAACCAAGAAAACCCTCACATTAACTGAACTATCGAATTATGTGGGTATTCCAAAACGGACGCTTTTTGACATGATCCGTGATGGGCGTTTTCCGGTTAAGCCTTTAGTAAAATCTACACCCCGCATCTGGTCAACAGAGCAAGTTGATAAATGGTTGCGGGGAGAGAGCGCGTGAGAGTTCTTTCCCTATTTGATGGCATGTCCTGTGGTCGTATCGCTTTAGCGCGCATCGGCATACCAGTTACCCAATATATTGCTTCAGAGATCGACAAATACGCCATAAAGGTGTCGCGCGCCAACTGGAACGACATCACTCATCTGGGCTGCGTTAAAATTGTTCGCCAAATGGCCGAAGCTGGGGTTTTCGGGCATATTGATTTGGTAATCGGCGGTAGCCCGTGCCAAGGTTTTTCTTTTGCGGGAGAGCAATTGGCTTTTCAAGACCCGCGTTCCGTGCTTTTTTTTGAATTTGTTTGGACCCTGTATGCGCTGAAACGACACAACCCGAATATTCGCTTCATGCTGGAAAACGTGAAGATGAAGAAGCAGCATTTAGATGTTGTTAGTTATTTTCTCGGCGTGCAGCCTGTCTGCATCAACTCTGCGTTGGTATCTGCGCAGAATCGCGTGCGCTATTATTGGTGCAACTGGCCTGTATCGCAACCCGCAGACAGGGGTATTCTACTGCGTGATATTATCGAAAGCGGTCAGGTGGAGGATTGTCACATATTGTCCGATGACGCGATGACCCGCATGCAGCGTAAAATCTATTCAGCGCCGCAGATAATGCCCGAAAAAACAGGAACGCTAAATACAAAAAATAACTCCGGCCAGCTATCGTTTGATGTGGGTACAACTCTCATTCCTCTCACACCAGGCGAAATGGAATACATGAACCGTCAGGTTGCTGACGGGCGTAATCATTGGGATTTCGGGCATCACTCCGATACCGCAAACGATAAATCAGCAGCATCGGTAGCGAATTTGCACAAAGGCGTTCCATATAACGCAATTATCGTGCGTCAATATCCGCGTGGCAATAATCCGGGTTTTGAAAAGCCAATGGATAAATGCCCCACGCTTACCAGTTCGCGGCAGGAGCAGAATTTGAGTATTGGCGTGCGCCGTGAAAGAAATCTTAAATCATTAGACGATAAAAGTCTTACACTTTTATCGTCTATGTATAAGGGGGAACAAGCTAACGGATGCACGTTATTAACTGACGGCATTACCTATCGCAAACTCACTCCGATCGAATGCGAGCGGCTTCAGGGCGTGCCTGATAATTATACCGCTGCCGTGAGCAATACACAGCGGTATAAAATGCTGGGTAATGGTTGGCAGGTCGATACGATCGAGCATATCTTTCGGGAAATGCTTAAATGACTCAATCATTCGAACTAACTCAATGGTACGTTACAGCGCTCACAGGACATCCTGATACAATCATGGACTGGCGATGCATTCACGACACGAATAAAGGTGTTGCAGCGCACAACATGCGCGGAACGATTCGTGAGATGTTCCCAACGCTCGCGCAATATAATCAAGGTGGCTGGGGTATATTCGTCAACATCAACGCAATGGATGGTCACGGGCGCGAATTGGCAAACGTACATCACATTCGCGCCCATGTTCTCGATTTAGATGATCCTCTAACTTCACAGGCAAATTATGCAAGAGCAGTCGCATCACATCCTCAACCACATTTCGCCGTGCAGTCCAGCCCCGGAAAATACCACCTCTACTGGCTCACCGTACCGTACACGGGAAATGATTTTTATTCATTACAGCAACGCAAGCTGGCTCAAATCTATGATGGCGACAAATCGATTATCGATAGCACGCGCGTTCTCCGTGTGCCTGGATTCTACCACCTGAAAAGCCAACCGCATCTTGTCACTTGCCAAGGTTTGCATTATGGCGCGCGTTGGACGGCACAGCAGATTGCTGATGCACTGGCGCATGTGAATGTTCTGAACCATATCGCCGTGCGCGCGCCGCTGGGCGATCCTGAGATGGCTGCACCTTCGCTTGACTGGCTGCGGTTTGCAATGACACTTCCTGAGTTGAATCCAAACGAACTTGACAGGCAAGAATGGCTCTCGATCACGGCGGCATTTAAGCAAGCCGGATGGACTCTGGCTGACGAACAATCCCTGTTGGGAATCTGGCAGCAATGGTGCGCCCAGTACAAAAACAACGATCATGCCGAGAATATGAAACTGTGGAACAGCATTCGTGACACCGAAGTAGGTTGGGCCGCTTTCAAAAGGCGCACGACTGTAAAAGCATATCTTGATTTCGGTTCCGATCCGAGTAAACTCATGGTGGGGGCGGCGGCTCAGGGGAGTGAGCAGGCGGCGACAATACCACCGGTTGCAGGTTCGAATCCTGCCCGCCCCACAGGCGATATTCTTTCCGCCGAAGAATGCGCTCAATGGTTTCAGGGTTGCGTGAAAGTGACGCGAACCGGCGAGATTTTCAGCCCGCGCGGGCGCTACATGAATTCCACACAATTCAACATGCTCTATGGCGGCAAGCATTTTATCATCACCAGCGCCGGCAAGACTACAGATGAGCCGTGGAAAGCTGCAACACGCAGCACGGTATTTAGCCTGCCGGAAGTCGATCACGTCCGTTTTCAGCCTATGGAAACACCTCTCACGATCATTTACGACGACATGGGCCGTCCCGGTTTAAATACCTACATACCCGTGCGAGTTGACGAACGCCCAGGCGATGTTACGCCGTGGCTCAACTGGATGAACGTCATATTACCGAATGAAAATGACCGGCGCATATGGTTCGATTACATGGCGCATTGCATAAAGTATCCAGGCTATAAAATACCGTGGGCTCCACTTTTCCAATCCGCAGAGGGTACGGGTAAAACAGTATTCTATGAGATAATGAGTCATGCGGTTGGTCGCATGTATGTGTATCGCCCGAAGGCGCAAGAACTTGTTTCGAGCGGTTCAAAATTCAATGCTTGGATGCGTGGTAAAATATGCATCGTGGTTGACGAAATCAAGATTGACGAGCGCCGTGAACTGATCGAAATTTTAAAGCCGATGATTACCGACAAGCAGATCGAAGTGCAGGCAAAAGGTGTCGATCAGGAGATGGAAGACAATGTTGCGAATTGGATATTTTTCTCCAATTTTAAAGATGCGATCCCGATCAGCAAAAACGGTCGGCGCTATGCGGTATTTTACAGCCATCTGCAAACAGAGGATGATATTAACCGTGCAGGTCTAGGTGGCGATTATTTTCCAAAACTTTTCGCTTGGCTCGAAAAGGACGGATATGCCGCAGTGACGCATTGGTTAAAAAATTACAATATTGAAAAAGGTTCACTGCCGCACCGCGCGCCGAAATCATCAAGCCACGATGAAGCGTTGCGCATCAGTCGCAGCCCGATGCAGGTGGTGGTAGAGGAAGCACTGCAAGATGAGTTGCAAGG